CGTAGCCGGCTTGTGTGGCTGCGTCCCGGATGACCTCGAAGTGCGACTGTCCTTGGACCCTGTTCTCGAAGCAGCCGAGGGGGGAGAGGCTTGTGGCGGGGACGGTAGTCCACGTGTTCGCGGCGATGACGGTGCCGCCGGGGTCGGTCCATCCGGATGAGACGCGCCGGACCTGCAGGATGATCGCGCTGGTGCCGGCGCCCTCCAGGTATTCGAGTCGGATGGGGTACCAGCCGTCTGACGATCCGAGGAGTGTGCCGGCGGGGCCGATGGTGCCGGGGGTCTCATCCCACCGGTCCAGCAGCGCTTCGCTGGGGCCGGTGCGGCCGACCCACAGGCGGGCGCCGTCGTCAACGCCGAACAACCGGAACTCGATCTGGCCCGTGGCGAGCGGCAGCCAGACGCTGCCGGTCCACCGGACGCTGAACCAGTCGCCGGACGCCCCGGGCTGAACCGGATGGAAAGACCCGCTGACGTGTCGATGATCGGGTCCAACCGCTCCGCGTACGGCTCGCGGAGTGGCGCGAGGACCTGCGCGCGCCGCGCCGCGCCGGACAGGCCACTCAAATCGCCGTCGTTGAAGTAGCGACCGCGGAGCCCGCCGGATGGCATCGCGGCGGGCAGGACGGTGCTGCCGCGGTCCGAGCCGCTGCGCAGGAACACCGGCAACTCGCGGATGCTGATCGCCCCGACACGGAACGGGTTGCCGAAACTTGACGCGCCGACACGCAGCGTCTGGATCGCCCCGCCGGACACCTCAATCACCCCGACAAGCGCCCCGTCCGATACCGTGCAGCCACCGGCCCGCGCGAACCATCCGCAGCAGCTTCGGGGACGACGACGGGTGCCCTGCACGAACCGCGTCACCGACACCCCACCGGAGGAGATGAACCGCAGGCCGTCCATGTCCGCGTCCCCGCGAAGTCGACGGTGATGTTCGCGACCGGGTCGCCGGACGGCGGCGACGACGCGAAACAGCCGACACTCAACGTCGTGTCAACCGCAGACAACTGGGTGGGTATCTCGATGTCGCACACCCAGTTCGTGCCGCCCGGCGCGAACGCGCGGTAGAGACCGTGCGTGCCGCCAACACGAGATACCCACCGGACACCGACGCGACACCGGACGTCTGCGTCCACGAGCGAGCGACGACCACGTCTCATGGAGCGTCAACATGCGGCACCCGGGTACGTGTCGATCACCGTGGATGGCGCGTATGCCACACACGTCCCGCTCATACCGCGCTTCAACAATCCCCACGCGTCGGGGCGGAGACGGTCACCGTCCCGCGGTCGACCTCACGCGTTCCACCGACCCGACGAACTCCAACACGCCGTCACGCCAAAATCTCACGAACTCCAGGGCGCCGGACTCGTTGAACTTCGCCCGCCACAGGCCCTTGCTGGACGCCACATTCGGGAACCGCAGCTGGAACTCACCGGCGTCATTCAGCCGCTGCGTGTATGAGCCCTCCACCAGGTCAGGGGAGGACGGCAGGCTCGACATTGGCAGCCACTCGAAGCCATACTCGCGGCCCAGCACCGTCACCGTGGATGCGCCCTCACCGGCACCGGGCCGCACATGCCGCAACCGGAAGCCAGCGCCGTCAACGACCGTCACACCATCAGCCATGTTCAGCCCCCATCGGGATGATCGTCTGCGGGTACCTGGTCGCGGCGAGCGCATCCGCACCCAACGCGGCGCTCTCAGTCGCGACATCCGCGGTCGCACACCGCGACAACTGCACGCTCACGTAACCCGACGCGCTGATCTCGGCGTTCGCGACGACAGCGCCCGCCGCGGCGGGCTGCACCACCGCCAGCAGATGCCGTTGGTGGCGGTCACCGAACACGAGTTTCACCGTGGCGGTGAAGTTCGCTGGGACAGTGTTCGCGGGATCGCCCCGACCGGGGTCAACGACACCACCACCTTCTGCCCCGCGATGACCGGATACACCTCGATGCGCGGTCCGTTCCAGCCGCTTTGCACCGTCACATACGCATCCACGTGTGGTGCTGCCGACACCGTTGCGGGTCATCCGCAGACACGTCACCGCGCGGTCAGGTGTCCACTCGACCAACGCCGTCGACAGCACCGTGTCAACGCTGTAGTCGACGCCGTCGACGGTCGCCTTGATCGTCACCTCCCATACGCGTCGAACGCCGAACCGGTCCAGTGCTCACACGAGAGTTTCGCCAGGCTCGTCGCCCACACCCGCGCCACGTAGTTTTCCGCCACCCACAAGCCGGTCCACGGCCATCCAAACCGTAGACCTCTTCCCAGTCGCGTGCGGCCCGGTCGTCAGCGGCGCAGCCGTCTCACCACGCCGGTCGAACACGACGACATAACCGAGGAGGCGGGACGCGGCGGCCTCTCCATCGACACAACGTCAGATCCGCCAACCCACCCAAACCGAGCCCCGTCGACGACGAACGCCCCGACAGGGCGCCCGCCAAACGTCGCCGTCACCGGCCCATACGTGGCCGCATCGGACGCGTTCCCCGGCAGCCACACACGGGCGACCGGGGTCACACTCGACCGACACCACCCGACCCTCAAACACCCGCCCCATAGACACCCCCAACGTGTCTTTTCGGTTCCGCGTCAACCGCAGATCACGGGTGCGGACCGCCAGACCAGGCCGATGCGTCCGCGGCCTGCCCACCAACTCCAACTGCAGGCCATCCAACCGCACCAGACCCGACACCAACGTCGCGTCCACACCGGTCATCGGCATCGACGTCTGCCCCGGCACGAACCACCCCGACTGCTCATCATCCTCAGACCACGCGACCCACACGCCCCGCAGCCGCGCCAACGGATTGTTCAGCAGGCTGCGCATCTGACGGCGGGCACGGAACCGCGTCACCCGCGTCGACCCGACCTCAGGATCCAACTCGACCGCCGGCGCCACCGAATGCCCCACCCGGCCACCCGGAACCGGCACCCCACCCACACGCTGCACCACATCCCCAACCGGCTCGCTCCACGCCGACGGGTCCACCAACTCGATCCTGCCGACCAAGAGACTCATGCACCCACCAGGAGATTCGAGAGCCGGTCACTCGACGGAGGCGCCAAAGTCCTCAACACCTCGTCCTGCCCGCGATACGCGAACGTCACCGATCCGGTGAGCCCCGCCATCGCCTGCGTGTTCGCCACCAGGGCCTGCGTGTTCGCCTGCAGCGCACTGATCTGCTGCTGCACCGAGATCAAGTTCTGCAACGCGGCGTTCACCCGCCGCGGGTCGCCGGTCGCGTTCGCTGCCTGCAGCTCACGGACCCGCAGGTCACGGATCCGGCCGAGGACCGCGAGGTCATCGTCGGTTGACTCCTCAACCCCGCCGCCTTCAACGCCAACTGCAGAAAATCATCCTCGGTCGGCGCATCAACCGGCTCACCCGACCCGCCAGGGGCAGCGCCACCCGCATCATCGCCGCCTCGGGAGGCCTCATAGTCGCCTCATGCGGGCGTCGATGTCTCCCGTTCAATCCGCCATCCGTTCGGGAGCTCAGCGATGATCTCGGTCATGTCGTTGATCTCAGCGGTGAACTCCCGGAGCTTCACCCGGATCTGACGGGTCGCTTTCACCCGCGCGGCCGCGCCTTCGCGTCTTCGCGGGCTTCCGTGACAGGCGCTCCCAGTCCGCAAACAGCCGCGCCTTCTGTTTGCGCAACCCCGCCCGCCGCTGGATCGAATCACGCCGGTTGACCCCGCAGCACCTAACTCGGCTTCACGTTCCGCGGTCTCACCGGCGGCACGCACATCGGCGGGGCTCTTCCCGGCGGCCCGCGCCTCGCCGCGCGCCGACGGCCGGCACCCGAGATCACCCGTGATTGCGCGCCGGTGAAACTCGTGCCGGTCGACGAGCTCGACACGTCGGGACGTCCGAGGTGAGGGCGTTCACCAATGGTCGCGCCCACCCCGCGACCGGCCTGCCGCGCCCCGACGACAGGCCGGCACGACCCGTCGCCTGACCCAACAGGTCCGCGAGCTTCTGCCGGTCCGTCAACGGCTGCCGGGTCCCGCGGCCGCGGGTCGCGGTGCCCGTGTCCGCCGGCCCCTCACCCTGCCCCGACGACAGGGCCTGCACCGTCAAACCCTCCAAGCCACGCGGGATGCGGACCTCCTGCCATGTCGCGGAATCCGCGTTCGACTCCACACCACCCGACCCGGCATCGAACCACCGGCCGTTCACATACACACCCATGTGCTCGTCATACCCGCCGCGGTATTGACCGCTGTGGCTCTTGCGGAAGCCCCATGCGATCAGCTCCCCGCCACGCCGCGGACTCGACATCGGATACGCCGACGCCGTGGTCCCGCCGACGTTCACGCCCGCCACATAGGTCGCAAATCCTGAGCAATCCCACGACCCGGGACCGGTCCGCGACTGGCCAAGAGATGGCTTCCCGTACGGCTTCCCGAGCTGCGCCGTCGCACGCCCATACGCGTCCTGCACATACCCGCCGGCGGCGAACGCGCCCGTCGCCCGGAACGCCGACGCGATCGGGACCCCCGAATCCACCAACGCCTGCTGACGCGGCGTCAACACCGCCTCACCAGGAGCCGCCGCGATCAACATCGTGTCACGGCCACCATAGCGGCCCGGCAGCATCCCGCCGCGTGCCCGCGCGAACCGACCGAGGTTCACGGCACCCGGCGTCCCGACACGCACCGACGACGAGTTCCCCGTGAACCAGCCGATCACATCACCCGGCGTCGGCACCATGTCCCGGATCGCGTCCTTGATCGCCCCCGGCGCCGCCTTGATCCCATCAACGATCTTCTCGACGATCTTCCGGCCTGCGTCGAACATCGCCCGCGGCGCCGCCAGCAACCCATCCAACGCTTTGCGCAGCACCCACCGGAACGCACCGAGCAGCAACCGCGCGACAGCCTGAACCGCTGCCGCCGCCGCCTTCAACGCGTTCACCGCGATGCCCTTCAACCCCGCCCAAACCCCGGACCAGTCGCCCTCGATCAGCGCCGTCACCGTCTCGATCACCGACCGGATCGTGTCCAACAGGGGACGCGCGACCCGCGCGACCTCCGTGAACACACGCCGCACGACAGCGAACAGTGTCGCCCCCCACTGCTCCCAGATCGCCAACACCAACTCCAACGCCGACCGCACCAACGCCGCCAGCGACTCCAACACCGGCCGCAACGCCGCCAACGCCGACCGGACCGTCGCGACAACCTCCCGGAACACGCCCTCCGCCATCAACCGGATCCGGTCCCAGTTCTCGACGACAGCTGCCGTCAGCCGCTCCACAACCGGCACGACCGTGTCAACGATCTGCTGCCACACCGCCAACACGCCCGCACGGATCTCACCCCACCGGCCACGCAGATACTCGGCGAGCTCCGCGGCCCGCTCACCGATCCACCCGATCGCATCACCGACCAGCGGCGCGACCCGCTCCGCGACATCCTGGATCACCGGCACCACATGACCGCGGATCAAATCGACGGCCGTCGTCAACGCCGGGATCGCACGGACCATCACCGACTCGGAGACATTCTCGAACGTCCGCTGCAGCGCCTGGGTGCCCTCCGTCAACGGCCCCTCAGCCGCCGCCGCACCACCGAACTGCTTCTCCAACTCACCCAGAATCACCTTCTGGGCGCCCATCGTGTCACCCGACGCGACCAGCGCCTTCACCTGAGCCTGCTGGGCCTCCGTGAACGACACACCCACCCGCCGCAGCTGCGTCAACCCGCGCGCCGGGTCGTTCAACGCCTTCCCCAACTGCAGCGACGCCTGCTCCATCCCGGTGCCCAACGCCACCGACATGTCAGTCGCCAACGCCACCGTCTGATCGAAAACGTCGTTGCCCTTCCCGGCGGCGTTCCGGATGTTCCCGAACGTCAACACCAGGTTCGCGCCTGCCTGGACCACATCGTCGGCGCTGCCGGTCGTGTCCTGCAGACGGCCCGCGAGGTCAGCGACCTGGGAGGCGCTGACATTCGCGCGGTTCCCCATCGACTCGATCACGTTCGCGGTCCGGGCGGCGACCTTCTCCTGGTCGAGCGCCTCGGACAGGCCGACCTTCGCGAACGCCGCGCCCGCGGCGGCAACCGCGGCCGCCGACACCGCAGCCGCCTTCCCCAACCCCACCAGGCCACGGCGGGTGCGATCCATGCCGCGCTCCATCCGGGATGCGCCACGGTCGACCGCACCGAACGCCCGCCCCAAACCGGACGCGTCACCGGTGATCTTCAGCGTCAGGACACGATCAGACGCCACCAACAGCCTCCTGCGTCAACGCGATCGACTCCCGCATGTGACGCTCCAACCCCGCCAGCTCACGAGCGGTCAGGAGCCCGACTTCCCACGGGCGGATGCAGTAGCGCTCCGCGAGCCACGGCCGCCACCGCGCCCGGACACCTTCCGCGTGGGGCCGCCGGCCTCGGTAGGAGGGCCGCCCGCCTCCTGCGCCTCTGCGACGAGGGCGCCGAGGGTCACGTTCCCGATGTCCTCCATCGTCACACCCGGCTCGCTGTGACGACGGATGCACAACACGATGTGCAGCAGCGGGGTCATCCGGCCGGACTCAACCAGCGCCTGGATCGTGTCCTCATGCGCGTCCTCGATCTCCGCGACATCCAACAACGTCAGATCGTCCGCGCGGTATTCGACGCCGCCGAGCACGAAACTCAGGCCGGTTGCGTTGTCACTCACCGTTTGCCTCCCATTTGGTTGCCATCTCGTCCAACACGCGGGTCATCGCCTCGACGACCTCCCCTCGTTTCGCCTCCAACGCGGGGTTCAGGAACGGCCGGCCGCGTGACGCCTCCTCGTATTCCAGCCGCCGCGGGAACCGATACCCCTGCGGGTATCGTTTCGAGCGGGTGAGGCCGCCGGCACGCAACACCGCCGAGTCGCCTCGGATGTTCACCGTGATCGAATCCGCGACCCGTTTACGCGGCGACCGGCCGCGGTAAATCGGCCGGTCGCTGCGCGGCGCGAGGCGGCGGGCCTCAGCGAGCACCGGTTCGGCGGCGTCTTTCAGCGCCTCTCGGAACCCGGGGAGCAGTGTCGGCTCGCCGGCGGCCTTGTCGAAACGACGGGCGAACGACCGCAGCTCCCGCAGCCCCTCGACCTCAACCCGCCCCTCCATTCAGGAGGCCGTGTCGGTCGTCTTGTAGGTGACGGTCACCGGCTGCGCCGACCCGTCATCCAGGGCGACGAACGGAGCGGTCACCGTGACGATGTCCGGACCCTGCACGGTCACCATCCCGCCGTCGAACCGCACCTTCGGCATCGACACGCCGAACTCGTAGTTCTGACCCGACTCGATCTGCGACCCGGTGAGCGTCGCAGCGACCGGGACCTCAGCGCCAGGCGCACCCTTCAGGAACCGGTTCACCTGGGCCATGTCCTCGAACTCCATGCTCAGTTCCCCGCCGACCTCACGCATCCGTTCAACAGCGGCCGGCCCTTCGTGCCGACCGCCCGCAGGAAATACCTTCCGGTGGCCAGCTGGTCCTTCTGCCGCAACGTGATCCCCGTGCAGTTGATCGCACCGCCCGCCACGCTGATCGCCGCGTCCTGATACCCGTACAACTCATTCGAGGCGGGGAACGACGCGGTCGCAGCGGCCGTCGCGGTCGTCCACGACTGCGAATCCAGGTCCACGTTCAACGTCGCCAGGCCGTCGATCGCGAGGCTGACATCCCAGCCGGTGACCACCGTCCCAAGGAACGTGAACGCCCGGTTCGTGCCACCCACATCCGGCACGACCTTCTGCACCGTCAGCGACAGGTCATCCTTGTGGCCCAACGTGTGGGTGTGCAGCCGCGCGGTCGTCGCGCCAACCGGCGTGGTGATCGCCGCCGCACCCAACGCATGCTTCAGCCACAACCCGAAGCCCTTGTTCGCGACCTCGAACGACAGGGAACCGCTGGCGCCCTTGTCGTTGGGCCGCCACCGCGCGGTGGGCGGCACCGTGCTGCCAGCTTTGATCCCCGACGAGGTGATCCGCTCCACCCGCGGCTCGATGCTCTCACTCGTGAACTCCAGGAACCGCGTCACCGTCACACCGGTCCCGTAGGTCGTCTCGGCGACGGCACCCACATAGGCGCCCAAGCCAGTCCTGATGGCCATCAGTCATCCCCCTCAGAGGTCACGGCAGTGGCCCTCTTGCTGCTGGCCGGCGCCTTGTTCCAGATGTCCTGCTCGTCAGCGACTCGCCGAACTCGGCGGGCACGTCGATCACCTCGCCGCGCAACGCGACCACCGTCCGCCCGTCGGGCACGGTGAGCTCGACCCCATCGAGGGGGCCGCCATAGATGACACGCATTGGGTCTCCTCTGGTGTCAGATCCGCTGGCGGACGGTGACGCTCATCGGCATCACCGCCCACCGTTGATTCCCGTCCGAGCCCTCCTGCAGCCCGACGGATGCCACCTGCGCGGTCCGCACAACACCACCGACATCGATGTTGCTGCGCAGCTCCGCCTCAACCTCCGCGACGAGCGCCGCGGCCCGCTCAGCCAGGGCATCAGGGTCGTCGGCGTGATGCCCGAGAACACTCACCTCAACATCGAGGCTGTAGTCCTCCTCGCGGCGTTGACGGCCGAGGGCCGCAGCCGTCTGCGACGAGCGGGTCACATCCCCGATGACCACCAACTCGGTGACCATCTGATCGACCGGCTCCACCCCACGTGTCACCAACACGCCCGCCAGGCCGACACGCGCAACCAGGGCGGCATGCAACGCGCGTTTGAACGCGACGATCGTTGAAGTCGCCATCAGCCGACCGTCTGGAAACGCCTGTACGGGTCGAGCCACCGGCGGGCCGCGACCGGGATCGCATACGTGCCCTGCGGCATCGGCTCCGCAGGGCGACCATCGCCGCCCACCGACGACCAGCCACCAGGGTCGGCACGCGTGATCGCACGCACCGTCTCGATGCACGCACGCTGCACCGCGTCCGGCACCACTGAGAAACCCCAATCCCCGGTGACACTCACCACCAGACGCCCCGACACCGCAGGCGGCACGTCAACGAGCTCCAAAGCCGTGTGCACACCGTCACGCGCCGGGAACGGGAACAACAGGAACCCCGTGTCCTCGACCAACGCCGACGCCGCACCAACGGATCCAACACGACCGCCGACACAGACCGCAGATCGAACGGCGCGAAATCCACCCACCGGCCACGCACCTCAAACAGACGCGTCACTCCCGCCGCCGGCGGCGCGAACTCCCGCTCATACTCCCGCAGTATCAACCCCGACGCAGCAGTGATCGCGTCCTCCATCAGCGCGTCACGGGCCGTCCCCGTGACCCCCAACGCCGCCTTCACAGCAGCCAAAGTCACAAGGTCAGCCACGGTCCCCTCTTCGACGCGCGCTGCGCCGGCGCGGCAGCCTTGAGACCCAACGCCTCCAGGCCGCGTCCACCGCCATCACACGCTCCAACTTCTGTGACCGCGCGTACCCGTCACGCTCACGGATCAACGCCGCGATACTGGCGCCGCCCGCTTCTGGTCTGCTCATCACCATGATGTGCGCCCCCTCCGTTCAACGACCTGCGGGGGCCTCACGGGGCCCCCGCAGGCCACTGCAACTGTCCGTCAGCCTCAGAACGCGGGCGTCACCAGACCCGTCCGGAGATCACCGAGATCGACTTCGGGTAACGCTCCGACCGCGAACGCCGCGTAGTTGTAGACCCGCACGCGGATCTTCAAAGCGTCACCCAGCGGCTGGTCTGCACATCGAACCGCACCGCACCCATCCCGCCAACGGCGACGCACCGGCGGCCACACGTACACCTCATCCTCGTTGGTGCCCGCCCCGTAGGTGGGTGAGGATGTTCGCGTCGGCGATCACCGGCAGACCGAACATGACTGCCGATGCCACCAGACTGGGAGCCGACGCCGTATTGCTGAACCCGCCGACCTGCAACAGCGGTGGCTCGACGACATACCCGACGCGAGCCACGCCGCACGCCGCGGATGCAAGATGATGTGCGTCGCCGGGGAAAAGTAGCCGGACCAGATCCGCTGGATCGCGTCGACGACCTTCGGCAGGAACTCCCGCCACCGTCGATCCGCATCCCGGTACGTGTACCGCGTTCGTGCCGCTGACGTCGTCAGGCCCGGCATCTGGCCGTCCCGGCCCGTCCCGGCGAGGACCTGCAGGTCGACACTGCGCGTCATACAATCCCCTCAGCTCCGCCAGATCACCTGGTCGATGCCCGGGTCGGAGCGCTCCCACATCTGCAGGGTCAAGTCCTGCAGACCGCCGATCGTGCGGATGTTCACACGTCAGCTGATCGTGCGATGTCGGTCTCCGACAGCGCCTGCCCTCAGGGTCTGCACGTTTCACACGACGCGCCGCTGGTGATCCGCGGCACATCGTGATCGCTCATCCCGGTCGGCGGGAGCGCATCCGCGGAACACGTCCGCCGCGGCCGCCGCTCACGGCGGATCCCGATCAGCATGTCCGCCAGGTAGTTCGGGGGGAGCAAGCCCGGCGCCCTCACCGGTCCCGGTCGTCACATCCCGCAGCTCATGCACCCGGCCCTCCCGGCGGAAACTGTCGACCACCTCAGCCTGGTTGCGCATCAGACGCTCACGCGCCTCCGCGTCGGCCGTTCCGGGCGCACGCGCGTCACGGAAAAACGAGTGCTCCGCCGTCCGGCCGGTACGTCGACTCGGTGGCGGTGACACGATCACGTCCGGGCCGGTGTGGCGCTCCTCGGCGGCGGGCGCCTGGATCGGCGGGAAACGCCGCGCGGGCCTCCCCGGATCGCGTCGGCACGCTCACGTGCCGCCTGCGCGCCACGGCCTCGCCGACCGCCGCGTCGAACGCACGCTGCGGCCGCGTCCGGATGTCCCTCACTCGACGCGTCATCACGAGCGCGTCAATCACATCTCGGCGGCATCCTGAACCGCCCTGGTTCGCGCGGGCCTCAGCCGCACGCAGCTCCTCAAAGTCATGCCGACACTCCTCGTGTCCGATGGTTGATGACCGCGGCGCGCGGGCACGCGCAAGCGCGCGAAGCCGGGCCAACTGCTCACCGCCCACGCAGTTGCGGCGGATCGATACGAGGCGTCCCGGCTGATGCCCGCGCGTCCTCCTGGGCGGCCCGCGCCAACAGCGGCACGCGACCAGACTCAACAGCGCCTCCAACACCGAGCGCAGGACGCGTCGGTCTGCGGGTAGGCTCCCTGCGCGACGACCGACACATCGAACAGGCCCGACACGCGACGGACCCTGCGGACCACACGCTCCTGGTCGGTGTCCCCCGTCGATGTCCCACGAATCGTCACCGACAGTGAACGCGAAACTCATCTGACGGACATCACCGCGGCCATCTTCGGGCCGCAGCCGCTGCACATCCAGTCCTCCGGGTCCAGCTTCGCCACAACCCCGCAACACCTGCTGGTCCTCCCGCAGCTCCAACGTGCGAGCAGCGGTCGACGCCATCGCCGAGGTCATGTCATGGCCGAACACCAGTGCACATCAGGCTGGCTGTCGAGCACATCCCGGAACGCGCCCGGCTCGATCCGCAACGGAACCCACCCAAGATCGTGGCTCAGGCGGTTGAACACCGCCGCATGCCCCTGCAGGTGAATCGACCCGTCGCCGCTGCCGGACTCCCGCAGCACGATGTCATCGATCGGCGCGAAAGCACGACGAACCACCGGCGCGGCGGCCGGCGTCATGGCGTCACTCATGTCAGCCTCCCTAAGTGGCCGGTGGCGGGGTGGGGTTCGGGGCGCCGCCGACCGGCGTCAACTGCAGCGCATCCCCGTCGGGGTGCCCCGGCAAGCCGATCTCGGCGCGGCCCTCGTTCGGTGAGAGCACACCGACCTGCACCAACTGGTGCACCTTGCTGGCCATCGTCGCGGTGTCGCCGCGCGTGAACTCGGTCGTATCGAAACGCGGGTAGAGGGCACGGTCGGGGAACAGGTCACGGTCCGCGGCGAACGCCCGCTCGATGCGCCGCATCCGCGGGGTCAACGAGAACCGCATGAACGTGTCGGCGGTGTGCTCAGTGGAGGTGATGCCGGCGCGCCGACGCGACAGCGGCATGCAGCAGGCTCGCCGGGTAGATCCTGAACTCGCGGGCCACGTCACGGACGATCGCGTCGGCCAGCTCGGTGGCCTGCGCGTCACGCATCGAGGAGGTCAACTGCTGCACGCTCATGCCGCCCCACACGAGGCCCGGCAGCAGACGCCCATCGGGGCCAGAGTGGCGACGCACCCACGCGCGCAGCAGGTCGACGCGCTGCTCACTGGTCGGATTCCCCGGATGCGACAGCACGAGACCGGGAGTGGCGTCGTTCTGAAAATACCGTCCGCGAACCGACTCGTAGTCCTGCGCCCCGCGAATCGAGGTGCGATGCAGTTCGGTGGTCCCGACCCCCTGGGCGGCCGCGGGGTTCGGGGACCAACCGCGGACATGGATCACCTCCCGGGTGATGTCCACCCTCTGGCTGTCCGCCCACGCGTGGATCGACGGCGGACGCCCGTCGATCCACTCGGTGACCGCGACGAAATCCGGGTCGAGGACCTCCAACGCGGCGACCCGACCGCGGGCGACGCGCTTCAAGATGAACGCGCCGCGCCACAACTCCAGGCTCGTGACGACATCCTCCCAGAACTGGAAGCTGCTGGTCCGCATGTCGGGGTCCTGGAACAGGTCCGCCTGCCAGGTGTCGAGCACCGGCTGGCGGCGCTCCGCCCGGCCCTCATAGGTGCGCATCACGAACCCGGCTACCGTCTCCGACACGAGCCGCACCGCGCACGCAACAGCAGGGATCATCACGCCCTCAGGCATCCGCGACCAGCCGCTCGAGCCGTTCGCGCCCGGCGGCGGGAACAGTCCGCTCCAATCCGCGCCACGCGCCTCCACGCCCACGCCGCCTGTGCGGACCGCGACGCCACGGCCGCGACTCGAGATGATCACAGCCGCACCTCATGCAGCCGCTGCCAGCACAACACGGTCTCCCGCGGGATCACCACCGTGCCGTCCAGGGCACGCGACACGTCCGGCGCTTCGATCATCCGGGCGCCGACCAGATGCAGCTCACGCAGCCCCTTGTGAAGCAGCACCCCTTCGATGCTCGCCTGGGTGGTCGTCAGATGCACACGCACCGTCGGCTTGCCCAACAGGGGAACACCCAGCGGCTCACGCGGCGGCCTCCACGTGACGGGCGCCGCCTCGATGCGCATCGCCTCACGCAGACGGTAGTAGCCGGCGGCGCCGGCGCGGCGTGACGGCGGGCGCAGGTGGTGGCGGTGCTCCATCACCGTCCCCGGGATGTCATCGGCTGGGGCCTCCATCCGCCCCCACAGCACCTCGTCGCGGCCGTCGACGCCCGACGCACATAGCGCCAGTGCTGGCCCTCAACCCTGATCGGCGTGCGGCCGGCGCGGAACAAGCGCCGCGCGGGATGCGCGGTCCGATGCTCGACCACCGAGAGATGATCACCGCGGGCCGTGTGATCCACGAACCCCTCATGCATCACCGTCGCGACATTCCAGCCGGTGGACGCCAGCGTCTCCCGCAACGCGTCCACATCGCACGCGGATACCACCTCATCCGAGTCGATCACACAGAACCAGTCCCGTTCAGGTTCCACCAACGGCTGCGCGAGACCGAACATGAACCCGCGTTTAGCGACCTCGTTGCCGTCCCACACCCGCGCCGGGACATGGATCGTGCAGCCGATCCCCGCCGCCTCAGCCGCCTCCCGGATCGCCTGGGACTGCTCCACACCGCTCGACGCGCGTCCCTGCGGGAACAGCCGATACGCGCCGTCGACCGCCACCACGTGATCGCAGAACCGCGCGACGGACGCCGTGACAGCCGCCAAACGCGCCGGCGACTCATCAAACCAGCTCAACAGGGCGACAACCCTCACAGCCACACCACCTCCTGCGGCATCGAGCCGACCAGGAGCCGCTTGGCCGGGTCGCGGTCACCGTGCATCCACCGCTCCTTCACATGAGTGACGAAGCCGTCACGGGCGGCGACCATCGGCACGCCATCATCAGCCAGGCGACCCGACAGGTGATGATCGGTCGCCCACATCACCCGCGGGCCTCCAACCGTCCAGCGGGTAACGCAGCCACATGCTGCGGCTCATCCCCGTCAACGACATCCCCACAAAATGCGTCGGCACCGCCGCATCCGGATATGCCGCGCCCACGCGGCAGGCGGAACGCGTAAGGTCCGCCGCAGGCGGTCCGGCGGGCAGAGGACGCGTCGACAGGTTCGCGAACTCATGCGTGCGGTCCAGGCGGCACCAGCCGGGGCCACAGGATGCCCGTCCGCGAGGAGCCCAACACGGCATCCACCGCGGCCTGAGTGATCACGCAATCGTCGGCGCACATCACGATCGGGTCGTGGTCGGTCTCCTCCACGAAGCGGGCCATCACCGGCGGCAGGTCGTCATCGGCCGCCACGCAGGCACACCACCGGCGTGTCCAGCTCGCGCCACGAGGCGACACACTCAGGGATCTCACGCACCTGGTGATCACAACCACCGGTTCACCGCGGCGCTCCGCGTCGACGATCGCGGCCGTACGCCGCCGCGGACTCATCCGACGGCGCCGCAGATACCGGTCAGCCCAGAACCGAAGCCCCTCGAACGCCCGCACCCGCGCCAAGGAAAGCGCACCGACACCCGCCGGGACGGCGACACCCATCTCGGCGAGCATCACCCGCAGGTCGACGTTCTCGGCCTGCAACGCCTTCACCTCACCGGCCAGTTCCCGCACCCGCTCATCCACAGACATCGCGGCACTCACGCGAGCACCTGCGCCCATTCATCATCGGACACGCCCAACCCGGGATCACCGAACTGCTGCACCATCCACACCGCAATCGCCATCGCGATCACCGCGTCAATCGGCCGCGAATGCTTCCGCTTGCGGACCATCCAGCCACGGTCGTCCTCCTCGCCGACACACGCCGCGACATGCGCCGCGATAGCAGGATCGCCACGATGCCTAACCGTCCCGTCAACCACCCCGCGATACAGCCGCGCCAACGCGTCCCGCATATGCCGCGACTGGGGTTCCACCGCCACGATCGCGGCCTCCGGGAGACGCGCGTCGATCAACTCCGCCGACCGGTCCAGGAACCGCGGGT